ATTTTATGTTGATAATATAATGCTCTACCATTGCAAACTGTAAAATTATCAAACTCTTTTCCATAGAACTGTTCACAATCACTAGCATGTAAATTCCGTAATGCGTGTTCTCTAATGTACTGTTTCTCTTCATCTGTTAATTTATCTGTGTTATCTAATAATGAGAAATCAAACAGAATATTTCTCTTACCAGTCTCAAATGAATCAACATATTCCAGGCTATTTTCTTTTGCTGTCTTTTTAGCTGTCTTGTACAATTTATATTCTTTAATTTTCATTTTCGTTTACCTCCGCTTTATATTTCTCAAACACTTCTTCGCATCTCGCTTTGTCGCTGCTCCAAAATACTAAATGCCAGGAATAAACCCATTCTCCATTTTCAAAATATTTATATTTCTCTTGGATTTCCCATCGCTTATTCCAATGACTTCCAATTCCTTCAACCATTCTGTATTTCCGTAACCGCACCATTTCATTCACTCCTTCCATTACAAAAGGCAGACACATTTGTTTGCGTCTGCCTTTATTTATTCTCTGTTTCTAATCAATCTCATCACACTCTAAACTATCAACATCCCAATCAAGTTCATCAATCGGCTTATCCCACAATCCATTATCATCCGCAATATAGTTCATAATCTTTGCAAAACTACTTGCTTTTACCTTTTCCATTTCCTCTGTAAATTTATAAGTCGGCTGCATAGCATCGTCTGTTTCATAGATGTACATATCAATTGTGTTGTCACTATTTACGAATGCCTTGATAAAGCCCATCTCATTTTTATGGAAAATGAGAAACTCACATAACCTGTTATTACAATTCCAATCAAAAGGTGTGCTGTCATTGCCATTCATATAATGAATAGCTCCGTTAGTATCAAGCATTTCATCTGTTACATTAGGACACATATTTCGTGCAACCTTAAAAATTCTTTCAATTTCTCTTTTAAATTCATATCCATTCATATTATTTTTCTTCCTTTGGTGTAATAAGCTTTGTGATCTTCTCTCTGAAAAATTCACAATATCCGTTAATACTTCCGTCATTATAAACCCAGAACCAATCATCATCATAATTCCAGAAAATTATTACTTCGTGACCTGCTGTGACACCATCAAATACATGTTTATCTCTCGTTCCATCTTTTGATTTAAAACAATCATTTATCGTATCATCACTTGCTCCATTTTTCTTTAAAACAAGGTATAAATATCTTTTAAGGTTTTCCAAATCTCTTTCTGTTTGTATATCAAAAATTTCAACTTTCTCATCATAGCTACAATCATCGTTTATGTCGCAATGTGATAAATAGTTTTTGTTACCCATTCTCTTTAATTGTTTACTTAACGCAAACAGTGCTGATTCCTCATACTTTTTGCACTCCTCTTCGCTTCTAAATACAGTTCCATCATCTGCAATGTATTCTATTCTTACAAGTTTCTCGATTGTTTCTGTTTTTCTTACTTCTTTTATCTTCATTTTTTATTTTTAGTCTCCTTTTCTCTTATACTATATATTGTGGTTGCTCGTTTTATACGTCACTACATCTTGTAATTTTTTACCAGGAAATTACAATTTCCTGTTAATCTTCCAAAGTCCAATTGCCAACTTTATTTCCATTGATATCCATTATGTAACCAGCTTGATATCCATATTCGAGTTTTTCTTTAATCTCTTTTAAATTTCGTCTTAACTCATATGCACTTCTGTCAAGCTCACCATCTTCATCTCTATAAGCTGCGCCACCTGTTTCAATTTCAATTTTCAGCATATCAATATTCCTCCTCATAGAATTTAATTGTTCTTTCCTTTTCAGCTTCATATTTCGTTTTATCAGTAAACAACGTGAGATAAATATCTCCCTCTGTATATGTGAATATTGCCATCTGTTCATCTGAATAAGCATAGGCACTATAACCATCTACCTGCACTAAATCGAATTTACATTTCTTTGCAAATGCATAACTTAAATCAGACATCCAATGTCCACCCAACATATAGTTTCCGTTTTTATCTTCTGTCTCTTCCATAAAGTTTACATTTGCAATTCGCTTTGTATCTTCATTTAATGAATATACTGATAAATCTAAGTCTGCAATTTCATACTCACTTTCTACTTTCTTTACTCCAAGCTTATCAATTAATTCAAAATATTCATTTCTCGAAACATATTTCATATCAATCACGCTCCTTCCTAAATCAACAACATTCTCTTATACTCTGGATTCTTTTTATGTCTATCTCCAACTTTAACGAAAATCGACTTTCCATTGTCAATAGTCACAGCTCCCCAAGGATCTGTCATAAGTGGATTTTTCTTCCAACCTTCAGGTATTTTAGATACAACTTCCATACCTCTTTCTTTTGCAACTTCCATTACATGTTCAAGTTTCTTTTCCGTTGCACTCTTACCTGTGGCAGATTTAAATAATCTGATGCAAGCTTCAATGATTTTCTTTCTGTTTTCTTCTGTATCTTCAAGCAACCAATCAAAGTTAATCACATTTCGTTTCCCATCAAATTTTTCTGTCACATTATATCCACCATAACAACCATTTTCTGAATCATGTACATAAGTATGGCAACCAATATAGGTTTCCATTACTTTATCAGTCCAACCATTTTTATACCACGCATAAGGTAATGAATTTTTTCCACCTGGATTTTCACAATGCACAATTTCAATTACCATTGTTTCCTGCTTTGCATTCTTACCAATTACATGTACCCATGTACTACCAAAATCTCTTTTTTCTATTTCATACTTCATCATACTAATCAACCTGCCTTTCTAATCATCAATTAAATGCTCAATGTGTGCTTTTTCGCTCAAACAAACTGGCGTATCAAGTGTTCCCATAGAATAATCATAATCATACCACTCACTCATTGACGGATTAGGATCATTCCAAATTGCATTACATAAATGACTTGCAATACAAAAGTTGTCTTCATCAATTTTTTCTTTAATAAATTCCTTTAAACTGTCAAGTGTTGTAATCTCATCCAATTCTTCATTAAGCTGACTCATTACATCTTCAAATGATTTCTCTTCAAATTCTGTTCTTGTCATACAATCATCTCCTTATCTCACATATGGAATATCTTTTCCATGCATATAATTTTCACCTCTAAAACAATCACCACAGTATTCCCAAATTCCATCATTCACCTTTTTGAATGTGGAATATGTTGTTCTGCCTTCTCCGTTTTCATCAATTCTGCTTGAACATGGTTCACCAATCTGTGAACAATCGCTTCTCATACAAACTGGTGGTAATAAATCCATAAAGAAATCAACCATATCTTCTGTGAAATACTCACCAACTTCATGTGCATCAAGTCCAAAATAGTGTTCTTTATCTACAACTTCCTTTCCCTTGTACATTTTCGGTTCGCTTAATGGAACACCGTCATATTCGACTTCTTCAATCACTAAATCTTCATTGAACCATGTATATGATTCATAATGCTTTTTATAAACTTCTGCTGCTTTGCGTGTTGGGAAGATTTGTGGATTACCTGCTGATAATCTATATTCTCCGTTGTAATACACAACTTCATATCCCTTAAGTCCTTTTGTCCATCCTGGAATATCAGTTTCGATCACATATCCGTTATCAACTGACCATTCAACTGCTTCATAATCATATTCGTCTACAGGTTCACCAACTGTTTTATACTTGTAACTTGCACATTCTTCTTTGCCTTTTTCTGTAAGTACAAAATGCTTTCCCTTGTCTGCTTTGTACCAATTGTTCCGTAATTTCATAATTCGTTTCCTCCTTGTAATAAAATAGGCAGCTAGGTATTTATTCTCCTAACTGCCTTTGCGTTTGCGTTATTCTGTTTAGTTGCTAAACATTACAGATACTCTGCAAAAATCTGAAGGTTAAATTTGTTACTCAACTCTTCAATAGTCATATCTTTAAGTTTCTTTGCAAGTGATAATTCGTTTGCATTATAACTCCATTCCATTGCACATCCGTTTGGTGTTGCAGGAAATTTCACTTCTACACAAATTTCATTTGTATATTCTGTAACTTCTGTTACTGTACCAAAGAAACTTTTATGTGTTCTTTCTCCATATTCCTTTTCATATTCTGTATCTGGGTTAGATACATACACTAAATCACCAACTTTAAACATCTTAATCACCTCATTTCTTTCCATAGTTTACACTCATTGGATGCCAACTCATATCAAATCCGAAATCATATTCCAGACATTCAACAATTTCATCCTCATTGAATGAAAGGGCTTTCATTTCTCTTATAATTATCTCCTCGAAATCATCTTCGTCCTCAACTATTCCCATGAGATAATTAATAAGATATTTAAGCTTCTTACCATGCTTTCTGTAATCTGCTAACTGTTTCCGTGTATTTTCCGTTATCATTTTCCTTCACCTGCTTCCTAAGAAATCTTAGTTTCATTCGGCTAATACGCTAATACAGATGTATAATAATCTAACTCAGCTTCATCTAATCCATGTTCTTCAGCAGATTCAACGTCTTTCAGTATATTAAAAATCATATCTATTGTCATATCTAATGTATATGATTCCCAATATTCTTCTTTTGTTAAATCATCATCTTCTGAACCGAGAAAATAAAATGCGTTATCACCAATTCTGCAACAAATGCCAATACATCCTGCATATTCTTCTTCGATTGAAACAGTTCCAGATTCAAAACCATTTCTAATCATTTCTCTTGTAATCATGTCCTATCCTCCAATCTTTTAAATAAATGCGAATTTCAAATACTCATTGTTCCATCCAAATAATCATTTACACCTTCAAAATAATCTTCGTTTGACTGTTCCTGATGAGCAAATCCCTGTTCGCACTGTTCCTCATAAGCTGCCTTTTGTGTCTCTTCATAAATAATTTCATCAATTCTGTTCATTTCTCTTGTCTCCAATTCTAATGAGATACACATATTTAGTGCCAACTTTCGCAAGTAGAATTTCTATCAACTAATCCTTCTACTTCTGTACAATATCCTTCATAAGTTGTACAAGGATTGTACGCACTGCATCCGTCACAACGCTTGCACTTTCGCTTTGAACTGCTTACAATATGATACATATTCGGTTCTACATATTTCTCTTTAATGTCTTCCCATTGTTTTTGAGTTACTTTTAAATAAGCATTTACAATCATTTTCTCTTACCTCCATTTTAAAGAAACACACAAATTTCTTTATTCTGTATCGCATAATGTATATCCCATTCCTGCTAACACATCTGGTGCATTATTATAATTGATTTCCTCAAAATCTTCTTCCATCCATGATAAAGTTCCCTTACAATCACATTCAGGACAAGTGTCTTCTCCGTGATTTATCAGCATTGCTCTTCCACAGTTATTACATGCTACAAAATCACAACATTCGCTTTTGTTTTCATTTGTAACTCTGTCTAATACAATATTTTCATCCATTTTTAATCACCATTCATCTTTCTTAAAATCCATAAGAAGCTCGCATTTTTATTTATCTTATCTAAACACATCAATACAAGATAATGGTACACTTAATTCACTTGCTAATTTTTTTCGTGCATTAAATTCGTTTTCAGCTTCTACTTCATAGCTTTTCATTGTTACTGTACAAAATAATTTCCATTTCATCATAATTACCTTCCTTTCTAAAGAAACACGCATTTACTCAGTTACTCCCAGCTCTACCATACAGATATAAAAATATCCATCTCCGTTTCTCTCTTTAAAACATAATGAATCTTCATAACTTTCATCTTTTACATAGCGAAAATCATTATCATCAATATATTCTTCTTTTCGCTTTTTCATATCTACAAGAGCTTTCTCTTTATTTGTGAATAATTTCATATCACATCCTTCTACACAATCAACATCTCCGTCCATATTGTAATTCTTTTCATATACTAAAAACATATAATCACCTCTACCTTTCCGAAGAAACCATTTACTACCAACTAATCTCACAAGTTTCTTTATTAAAGAAATAAGCGTGATCGCTTAATATTTCTTCGGGTTCAACTTGTGTTTCATTTACCTCACGAACCATATTTGAATACATTTCCATATCTGGGTTATTGTCGATATGAATAATACATTCATGAATACTTGATGGAAGAATTACAAGGTTACTATTATATTTCCTTGCAATATTGCTTAACAACTCTTTATTACAAATTGCAACTGCTCCATTTACCTTTTCCTTATTTGTAACAATAATCATTTTTGCTTCATCCATATCGAAAAGTTCGTCACAACCTATCATATTGGCAAGCATTTTTGCCATATCTTCAACAAGAATATTTTCTTTTGCATTTAACAATGCTCTTGCAAAAATCTCATCTTCGCTTACTTCTTTAAACATTCCTGGCTTTACCTTGTATGTAGCATCTTCTGCGACTTTTACCCTAACATACATTTCCATATCAAGATAATCCCTCTTTAAAATATTTTCATTCGTCTTTCTCTGTAAACAAAGTTGCAAGTTATTCTTTGCATAATCCCACTTTACGATCTTATCCGTATTTATATCCATTTTTGGAATGTTTTCATAAATATTAATAATTTCACTTACACACTCATCTACTGTATAATTTAAGTCGGGATAAATAGTAGGTCTTATTGTACCTTCACCTATAATTATTCCGACTTTTTCAATTCCATTTTTTACCACTGTTGTACTTTCTGCCTTGTATCCTCTGTTATTTAACTCTGCAATAATTTTATTCATCATAATTTTTTACCTGCCTTTCTTCTAATGAAATATCCATTTACTCTTTACTCTAAATCCAAATCATCTTCATCACAAACAGATCCGCACTGTCCATCTGATGTAAGAATTAAGGCTCTATAATCATTTCCTCTAAATGATGCTATGCCTTTACCTTCTTCAATATATCCAATGTATTCTCCATACATATCACCTGATGGTTGAAATACAATTTTCATATCTTCATCATAGTCATCCAACATTCTTTTTAATTCACCAACTGTCATATTTAATCACTCACTTTCATTTTCAAACTCGTCAATAAACTTTTGTGTAAACCTACCTACTTTGTAAGTTCCATAGTTTACCTTTACCTCATCCGTAATTTCCAGATATCCGTTCTCAACCATTTCGGTAATCAGATTGGGAGAATCGGCACTCAGAAATGATTCTCCCTCATTAAGTGAATACTGTGGGATATTGATTGTAACGTCTCCATACAATTCGCCTTTTTCATCACCACTTGCAACAAACGCAAGAACTGCTTTTCTATGGAACATATCTGCGTATGTATCTACTACAAAAGATACTTCGCAATCATTTACTTTTATTGTTTTCATTTTCATCACTCCTTACTATTTGCGCCATCTGCAAATCCATCATCGTAACCCTTGTTATACATAGGATTCTCAAACTTTGTATTCGCTATTGGTGAATCTTCTTCAATGCCAAAGAAAGATTTCTCTTCCTCTGACATTTCACAGATTTCGTCAAAATATTCAAGAGCACTTTCTCTGTCGTCAGAGATAAGTCCATCTTTGAAGAGTATTGCAAGTTCTTCAAGTCTGCATCGTGGGATATATCCCTCTTCAGTTTTGTATCTAAAAGCATCAATCGCTTTTGCTAATGCTTCTGCTTTTGATATTGGTGAAAATTCACCAAAGTTGTAATAGACATATGTCCATGCCCATTCACCTTTTGCCTTGTCAAGCCTATTGACTACCGCATATTCATCCATCCGTGTTTTACGGAGAATTAATGCATAATCACCTTTTTCCATTATTACTTCATATTTCATTTTTATTACCTCCTACTACTAATTTTTGACAATAACTCTCTGCCACCCTTTAGCGAATGCCTTTTACATTCACCAAGCCATAGCATTCTATTTAACGACTCTGGAAGACTTATTACATCTCCCTTTTCATTCTCATATATGTAATGAGAACCTGATTTCCGTTTGATATGGTATCCGTTCATCTCCATTACTGGATTGACGACACGGATATCACTATGCCATCTTTTGCTCATTTGTTTTCTCTCCTTTTATTTATTTGACCGTATAGCCGTTATCTCAGCTATTATGTATTATTTATGCATATACCATAACTATGCACCTCCTTTGCATATAGTTATTCTCTTAAATTGCCTTCTTTCTTGTTGCTTTTTTCTTTGTTGCTGTAAATGGGCTTTCCATTTCGTAACGTACAATTTCTGACAGATAATCAAAAATCTGTGCCTGTGTTTTATCCATGATATTTTCAACAAAGTATTCAGTTCCATTACAATGTTTAATTAAGGCTTTCTCCATTTCGTCTGTTCTGCCTTCTGTGTATGCATATAATGCTTTTAAAGCACGAATAATTTTTGCAGTATATGCTTTTCCGTTGTAACTATCTGCATATCCATTCCATTTGAGTTTGGTAATAATATTAAGAATATGATCAAGCAATTCTGGATTCATACGAACTAATTCAATTCCATCTGTTATGGATGTGAGCGTTCCAACTTTGTTTGCCTTATTTCTATCTCCTTTGACCGACAGATTGTATTTTTTACAAATATCTCTAAGTGTAATATAATCCTCATCTCCACTTGTTATCTTTGCCTTATATGTATCTTTTGGTCTAATCTGTGTTCTGCCTTTTGTTTGATCCGTAAATATAGCGATTGCTTTCTTTAAATCGCATTCAATTACTTGTCCTACAATAAAATCTTTTCCTGATTTTACTGCTCCGTATGTTCTATGTTGCCCTTCAATAGCCCAAAGTAATCCCATAAAATGCCAATAAATAGGCAATCCCCACAAATCACTATCATAGTTATTTCCAATAGATAAAGCCTTTGGTACTCTGATTTCCCTTTGCCATTCTGGGTAATGGATGTATTTCGGATCAATACAAATCAAAACCTTATCACCAATCCGTGAATTTACCTTTGCGTTCTTTACAAGTTCCTTTATAAATATTTTCTCTGTCTTTTCGTCAATCCCTGCTGCCTTCCTGATTTCTGCTACTTCTTTCTCTGCTTCTTCTGGGAATAAAAATGTTCTTTTGCACATAACTTTTACCTTTTTAACCTTTCTTAAATTTAAATTTTTTTGTATAAAAATAACGGTTTGCCTTTTGACAAACCGTTTAGTTACTAAATACCCAATTCTTTTCGGATTTCGCTTGTCCAGTAGCGAACATCCTCAAGCTCTTCTCCATTTGCAATGTCTTCATCTAAATTAGTAAGCAAATACTTGATTGTATTATTTGGCTCACCTTTCTCTTTACTTGACTGAAACTCGCATAAATAATTATAAGCATTCTCAGCTATCTCGATTGGTGCGAAACCGCCTTTCCAATTCATATTAGCATAATCAGCTATGCGGTAGAAATCAGCATAATCTAACATATTAATCAACCTCTCTTCTGCCTGTAATAGTCAAAGTAAAATTCTGCCTTACCACTACTGTAATTTTTGTGTAGCCTTTTCTTTTTAATGAACGGATTGCCTTCCGCTCGTTGTACATTGGAACATTAAATAGTGTGTAACTCATGCTGCATCCTCCTTTAATAATACATATTCAAGATAATCAGTTTCCGTTGCGAATAACTGATATCTGCTTTCGCTTTTCAGCCATCCCATATAGCCGTTGGGTACGGTGTATCCTTTAATCATTGTTTGCCTCCTTTACAGTAATGCGGATAATATTTCCGCAAAGCTCTTGTGATTTTTGTTTTGCCTTTTATTTCTCTTTGCATAAAGCTCCTCTGCATAACGCATATTCTCATATGCGATCTCTGCTTCAGGGCGAGCATCTATAATTTCCATTCCGTTGTACGCTCTGTATACTATTGCCTTTTGCATTTTACAGTTCCTCCTCTCTTGCGGTGCGCAAAATCCGTGTTACCTCATTTTCGGATGTTGCATTTTTGATTTTATTAATTACGTTTTCGCTATAGCAAAGCTGCTTAGCAATGCGAATAGCGTTGTACTTTATTGCGCCCATTTATTTATTCTCCCTTCTGTACGTAATCGAACCTTTCGATTACATCATCTGTATAGTTTGTATCTGGATTGTAAATTAGATACGTTACTATTGTGTCTCCCTTAGTGCAGTCAACACTTTCGTATGAGATATAGCTTCCGTCCTCAAGACTTCCGTTTTTCTCATCGTCTGTGACTGTTCCAATGCATTTTTCTATGATTAGTTTGCCTTGTCTATTGGCAAGAATATCTTCTGTAAGTTCAGAAGAATCATAGAATTGACAAATATTATCCGTTTCTGTTTCGCTTGGGATCACGTTTACATTTGGCTCAAAATTGTAACTGTCAGTTGATGTACTGATAGTCAACTTATTTTCGCTTGCATAGTAATCAATTGATTGAATATCATTGACTGCTAAGTATTGTTTTGCGTTTGGTTTTGGCTCAACTGTCTTCTGTATAGACATTGTTTTGCCTATTAAAAAAGCACTCATTACGAGTGCGGTTGTTGTTAGTATGTATGCAATTTTGTGTTTCATGGTTCGTTTATCTCCTTAATTTTGGGTATAAAAATAGCACCCTTTGCGCTTTACGTTTGGGTGCTTGATTGGTGCGTTGGTTATATTTGACGCAGTTACATTGTTTTTAGTTTCGCTTGAAGTTCTGCTATTTGAGCCTGGACTTCTTGCTTTGCCTGCTGCTTCTCTATATAATTACTATCTGGGATGAATTCCATTATCTCATCAGGCATACATTGAAAATAATCGCAAATACGACAAATAATTTCTAATGTTACAGATTCATTATTAATTAATTTTTGCATAGTACCACCACCAATATTGGCAGCTATTTTAAATTCTTTTTGTGTTAAATTATTTTCTTTTAGCTTATTAAAAAGCCTAGTATATTCAATACGCATTTTCTTATATGCCTCCATCAGTTATTCACCTCCTATAATAGCATATAATTTCGCTTTTGTAAAAGGGCAAAGTTGTCCCTTGCCCTTAATTTCCGTAGACTATTTAACCCCAAAACTTTTTAATGTCTGAGGTTCAAGAGTGGCAACCATATAATAAAACAATGCATTCAGATATAATTCATCATCTTTTGCTATATGTTCCCAATTTTCCCTTGTTTCTTCTGCGGTTGCTTTCAGACCACCGCCATATTTTTGCCAAATAGTATCTCTGCTACCTACAGACATATCACGCAAATGGTTATCCATTTGACGCAAAGACTCCATCCGTTGAGCGGTGTTCCAATCGTTAATTTTGAGCATAGTAATGCCCTCCTTTTGTTTTTTAGGCACACTGTACCTATCTACAATGTTACCATAAAATCAGCCTCCTTTTCAATTTCCGTTTCGCTACTGCTCATCGGTTACGGACTCACACCGTAAGACGGAAGGCAGAACTTAATCTGCCTTTATATAATTATCCAAAACATAATGTTATTTTGCGTTCTGTATAAGTACGCAACTCATTATTCCAGACTGTGCCTTCTGTATGCGAATATGTGCATGGCAAACCCTCATATTTTAAATCCGCAAGACATATATCTTTTAATTTTTTATTAGGCAATTCTATTCCTAGATCTGCCTTTATAAGTTGAGATATTATATCTTTTGCCTTATAGTTACCTTCTGCATCTGAATGAATTGTTGTTTGCATATTAAGCATGATTATACCTCCTGCAAATCTAATTTAATCATGTCTATAACTACAGTTCCCTTATATTTCAAAGGTTCATTATAAAAGGCATTCCAACCCTCTTTGATTTTTTCAAGCTGTTTTTGAGACAGCCACATGTCAAGCATGTTTTCTATTAAAGCCTGATTATTCATGACGTAAGTCCTCCTTAATCTCTGAAACACTCTTCAAAGTCGCAAAGTGCCATTTCCCTATAAATTCCAGACGCACCGCCAAAAGTTCGTGCATATAAAAGCGCAAACTTATTTCGTGCATACTCTTTTGAAAATACGCCTATATTATAGGCAAGTCGAATAGAATATAATTCTTGTGAAAACTTGTCTTTCATCATACTATTTCCCCTTAATCTCTAATATTTGAGGCAGTCCAGCCAGCGTTGCCTTTTCCGTACCAATGAGCCTCTTCAGTTACCTCGTTCCACTCAAGCGGATTATTAATCTGATGTGTGTTAATCCGTGAGCCAGTTCCTTTTTTATGCAAAGCATATGTTTTCATCATGCTTTTACAACTATCAAAGGACAGATTTTCCCTTTGAACCGTAGGAATATAGCCTAACTTTTCACACGCAGACTTTACCCACTTATAAATCGGATGGTCTGCATTTACAAGCACATCTTGCCAATATCCGCAGAAAATATGGACTGGCAATTTACCATTGAAAAGCGCAAAATCATCGCATACCCAGAAAACACGCTTTTCGTTTTCGTTGGTGTATCTACCGTAGATTGCACCTGGTAACACCTTAAAATCGCAAGGCAGATTTGTAACAGTTCCCTTACATAAACGCACATAAAATTTTGGTGCGTGTACGTGGTTATTTTTTGGCATGGTTTCACCCCCTAAAATTAGGCGCACTTGTAGTGCGATTTTTGAAATAGGCAGGCAGGGAATCGAACCCTGCTCACCTAGCACTTGCGTACTACTACCTAGATTATTTTGCAGCCTTTTTGTCCTCAGACTTTACTTCAGGCTTGATAACCTCATGGTATTTCTCATTCGCAAGGACAACCGAACACAAGTCGGTAATACTTGCTACTTGCTGAGCTTTAGTCAGATTAAGGTTGTAGTTATACGGCTCATAATTCACCGTTTTATTACCTAAATCATCCTTGCCAGTCTTAATCTTTCTACTAGCGTTACCGCCAAAAGAAGCGACAAAATGATGTAATAACCACTCATCAATAAATGAACGCTTGCAAGTAACTGGATAGAAATACTTACAATCCTCATTGTTAAAAATCTCAACAATCAACGGACGGAGATACTCTTTGAATTGTTTAAGCCCTGAACCTTTTGTGTAAAATGTTTTGATAGCATCAGCAATTTTCTTTGCTCTTTCATCTGAAAGAAAATCAGAATTAAAAGCTGTAATATCAATAGATTTATAAATCTGGTGCGCTAATAAATTGATGTGAACACGGTCTGTCAGTGGTAAAGCGGTCACTGTATCGAGTGACATGCAAGCCTCTACCTCTTTGCGAAGTTCTACGACATTATTCCGCTTAGAGATAAAGTCCCCTGCATCTACTCCGAGCTTCTCAACGACAACCCCAACCTCAGCGGTTAAAGCATCCACACCAAGAGCTACTCTTTCAAACTTCTCGCGCAAGTCTGTAAAAGCCTTCTCAGCCTTTGCAAGCTCAGCATGACGGACAACGGTCTTGACTGCATCCATAACTAAGAAGTTATCCTTTTTGCAAGCATCGAGATTAGTTGCGTCAGTTTTGATGTCGAATAATTCAGATTTTAACATAAATAGTCCTTCCATCCTAGTTTTAACGTGGGGACATCCACGAAAAAAAATAAATAAGTTTCAATGTTTTTTTTACTGGAATAATTCCAGCGACTGCGCTATAATGGAATTGAACCACTACAAAAGATTTTATAAAAATCCAATGGTGCCAACTAGCGCACTATTCACCGACTAAGGTTACTTATATTTTTTTAAACCGATTGAACTAAAACAAGTTTTCGGAGATTTTAAAACTTGAGTTTTTCGCACTAGCTCATACGGATATAAGCTATTTTGTAAACCAGTATAAAACCAAAATCTAACAATTAAATGTTTTTTACTGGCTTGTATGTAAAATCTGTACGAATACAGATTATAGAAAAGTTGTGCTATGTATTGGTACTTGCTAACGGATATATGCTGTATATACATTAGCTTGCGCCCCGTCAAATATGTTTAGGTAAAATTAGTTCATGCCCCTGAACTTGCTAACTACATCTCATGCAATAGCTGTCTGTAATGTTATTATATAGGTTTACCAAGGTTTACACCTACAATTCTATTAGTACCATTCTACCATTCTACGGTGGTACTAAGACAGTTAAGTTCGCTGTCGTGGCTTTAGTCTATATAACCGTTTTGACATACGTTTTAAATACGTCTATTCCGTCATCTGCTGTGCGGTGCTTCGCTCGTGTGGTCTATGACCTTTTTATTATAGCTGAGCAAATAGCTATCTTGCTATCATGTAGCAAGTGGTACTTTATTAACTTGTCAATCACTACTGAATGAAGTAGTAATTAGGTTTCCGACACCCTTAACGTATGGACTTATAAAAAGGGTTTTGCCCCTTGCCCTTTCGGACAAGTCAATAATAATACAAATTTTGGGATTTTGCAATACATTTTTTAGGATTTTTATTATTTTGTTAAAATTGTATAATTTTAGTATAGTTTTGGTGTGGGTTATTGTGAATTATTCACAATTTGTTGATAACTATGTGGATAAGTTTTAATTGATTGTTGATAACTTATAAAAATGTGGATAAACTAACGATAACAAAACTATATCAGATAATAATATCAATACTATATAACATAGTTTTTAAAACTACATATAATGGTTTTTATAGTTCTAAAAAGAATGTATAATATATATCTATTATCCATTGTTTTGCCTAATTGGGGGTAGTTAAAACTAATTAATAAGGCTGGAAATGCAGCAAGCCCTATAGCTGATTCATCCACACACCAACTCAAAAATCCATCCTTCCCCAATCCTCAAAAATCCCAACAAAATCAAGCAAAATCCCAAATTCTCTCCTCCAAACCACTTATCGTACCCCATATCGTCAAAACCCACTAAAATCAAGCATTTTCCTTGCTTTACAACCCAAAAATCAAACCTTCCTCTCACCAAAAATTCATCCATAAATCCAAAATCTTCCTTATTTATAGGTACTTTTAACGATAACGTTTTTCACCTCAAAATCGCCCAAATCATCTCTCACCACACTCCTCACATAGGGGGGTACTCAAAAAACTACACACAAAATCACTCCAATAAGAGAATAACTATATAACCAATACAAAAATAATTATTCAACTTAAAGGAGAAAACATGAATACATATCTAATACCAACAACAGCAGCTTATTGCTATGAACCTTATGATCATATCTATCTCGCATATGCCAACACTCCACTAGAAGCATATAGAAAAGCACAAACAGAATTACAAGGTGAATACATACCACAAAAATTACAAAAATATGAATCATACTCATTTGAATTATATAAGCCAAATGACACTGCTACTTTCCCATTTCCAGAATCTCAAAAATATGATATACTTACAGAAGCGTTTAAGAATACAAAAGGAGCTGAGAATATGGGACATTTTAATGTAAATTGGAATGAATATACTGAAGTTTTATCTAAAAAAGCAGATAAAGAAATTTGGTCAAATCCGACTTATCCTAATAATGGTATATTAACTAATTATCTAGTTCATACCTATAAACGTCTTAGAACAGAAAGACAAATTATAAGAAAAGATAATTATGCTTTATTTAATACAGGACTCTTTACCAAGTATTATGAATCAATATATGCGTATTCTGATCAGGAGTATAATGTATCATTTCTTACTGGACATGAATTAAATCAACATGGAATATCTGAACGTCCACAAAAAGCTAATTATTTTGAAGATCCTTCTCTTCTATTGTTTGATTGGCATTACCCAATAGATATACATTTCAAGCATATTTTGGAAGATGAAAAGAATAAAGAAAGATTACCAAAAGGATTTTTAGAAAAAGAAAATAAAATGTGTATCTTAACAGGCGCAGTTGAATTAATGAAACGTAGAGTTTCAGCAAACTATAAATTAGCAATTCCACAATGTTATGAAGATAAAATTCAATTATTACTTCCTTTATGTTTAGACACAGACGAAGGAAAACCTGATTTAGCTCTTGCAGTCACAAAATTAGATAATTGTTATCAAGGATACACATGTTTAACACTTGATATGGCATATAATAATGCTCGTCTTATAGCTAAACCAGAGTCTAGTTGGTTATATTCTAAGTAAAAATTGTTTATCTAAGGCAGATTGATTACTCAGTCTGTCTTATTTTTATGTCAAAATATACATCCACTCTCTCTAGCGTTCATATTGCTTCAAATAAGCCATTCTAATTTTTAGACAACAATCTCTCCACCCACTTTCTTTTACACACCTTAAAAGGCAAAATACAAGGTCATATTTTTTAACTTCAAATCTCAAACTATACAATATAACTAAATATATCATCAATATTGCAACGTATTTTATATAAAATGTATAGCATTCATTCTCATAACACCCTCTATAAGCTGAAAATTCACTGTCCTGACAGTGTGTAGAAAGTTCCAACCTACTACCCTTACACTTTATTGGCTAAACAATGCATTTCTCAAATTTACTATTCCAATAAGGAAAAATAAAAATGTATGTCATATGTGCGTAAGCACAAGATATAGTCCCTTGATAGGGACGGTCTTTTCGCAGCGTTAGCAAGAAAAGAATATCTCTAGGGTAGACAACTGATAACAAGCCCATACCAAAAGAGAGAATAATATACCAAGGAGGAATCAAATATGATACAAGAAAACGAAATACCAAAATATCTCAAGTCAAAAGAAAGCAATATCTCAAAGAGTAATCGCAAATCAAAACACAAACATCATTATGAAGAATGTTTAATTCAATACAGATCCACATTTATAGGAAAGACTCGTCTTAATACAGATTTATATACCTACTGTACTATTTGTGGAAAAATAAATGAGCGATTCAAGGAAAATAAATCTATTGTAAAAGATTATATCAGAGAAGTTAATTCGCCAATAGGTAAATTCAAATGCTACTCTCGTATTTCTAGTGAGGAATTATATAAAAAATATCATGATAAATTGCCAATATTCTTTGTAGAGAATATTTACAAAGAGAAGTATGTTGATTTAGAGTAGAATAATAATCCAGATGGAGAATAAAACTATAGGTACATCATACATGTACCTAAATGAAACCATCAATTTAAAACATATGTATTTAAATCAACCAATAACAATCAAACAAAAGAAAGAAGGAATTATTATAATTGGGGTATATTCTATAACAAATTTGAAAACTAAAAAATTATATATTGGAGAAAGTCTTGATATTGATAAAAGATGGATTAACCATAAAAATGATCTTTTAAATAACCAACACGCTAATTATTATCTTCAACAAGATTTTAATAAGTTTGGGAAGGCATTTTTTAAATTTGAAGTTCTGCAAGAAGTTGAAAGAGATAGTATCACTATTACTCAATCCAAATTATTGATGTTAGAAAATGCTTATATAGAAAAATATAAAAATGAAGATTATGAATTATATAACATAGAAAATACACTAGAAGATGTTCTTTCAAATAAAAGGAAATTATTGGTTTGCGAAGAAATTGCAAATTATGTTGTAGTGTCTCAATTTTTAAGAAATAAATATGTATATGATTATACAAATAAAAGATTTAATTATTGTCAAAGAGATACAATTGAAAATTTAATATTATCTAATTCTTCCATCAAAGGGAAAGAAAAAGCAAAGCAAGTTGCAAACATAATATTAAAAGAGTTAATTGATCAGAATTTATATGAAAACTTTATAATAGAAAACACTTACTCTATTTATCTATATCATAAAATTCAAGAACGTAAAATTATAGAAATTAATTCTAAAGGTCGAGAATATATATTAAATCATTATGACTTTAATTCGTTTTTATTGAGAAAAAGAACTTCTGAAACCAAATTTTATATACAACAATATCCCTCTGAAAAGAAAATTAAACCAGAAGATCAAAATAGAATACAAGATGTTTGGCATAAACTTAAAGATAAATGCATTTTACCACCAGAAAATAAATACAATGATTTTCGAGATATGCTTATAAAATTAAATTTAATTATTATTGATAATAATAAGAGAACACGAGCAACTGAATTTGCAATGAAAAATAAATATTTTTTAGTTGTTAAATATAATAAAGCTAAAGATATTTATCAATATGTTATATCTCAAGATGGTTTAAGGTATATTTTAGCAAATATAAAATAAAATTTTTTAATTTACAGAGTAATTTGTGAAACAAATTGCGCTGTAAATAGTCTGTCTTATTAAATAAGTTATATATCTTCTTTCAGTTCAGTTGACCTACACAAAAGTGTAGTCAAAATTCTCATATTTTAAAATTGGACATACACAAAAGTGTAGTTTGCTGAACGCTCGTAAAGGCGTTTCTCTTTAAATAGAAACAGAGAATAAATAAATATCACATACAAAGGAGTATTTTTAATTGCAACAAAAAATAGAATATTTTACACGTTTCCCAAATGGCTATATCCAAGGGAATATCAAAACAAAATATGGAGTTAGTAGGAAATTTTATATCACATACATACTTATAGATAAATACAGATCATATGAAGACTATAGTTGGATTACTATTCGTAAAGTAATGGAATTCTATGGCTATAAAACAACCAAACATAAACCAAAAGCATTTCACGAAATTCTCGATGTATTAGAATATATGGTTAATAATAAAATGATTGAAGTAAAACAAGACCTTGATTCTATAGGATATGATACTGGAATTGAGATTAAGATAATTCCTGAAAATTTTGATCCGTGTAAAGATTTTTCAAAACTCACATCATCTCAATATGATTTTATAATGATGAATGAATCTTCTATAAATAGAGAGAATATATTAGTAGCCTTTCTATATATTAATTCTTATATTTATCTACGACAAAGAGATAAAAATGGCAATGAGCTATTATCAAAACCACAAGACAAGCCAGAAGCCTTTTGGCGAAGTATAGATTCTATGTCGAAAGAACTTTCTATGTCAAAAGACACAATTAATCAATGTATTCAATATCTCACATCTTCTATTGGCGACAAAGAACCACTTCTAATCAAAAAAGAAGTCGGTAGTGTTCAGCCTGATCCCAAAAAACCACCACAAAATGTACCAAATATATATGTACTTAATAAAGAAGGATATGAGCAAGAAATTGAATGGGCTATTGCTAAGATGTTAGAAATCTATAATGTAGACTCATTTGGAGAAATCAAAAACGGCAATAAGTCGTAACTAAAACAGAGAATAAACATATGTAATAAATTAACGCAGCACTCAAAGGAGCTGATTACAATATGAATAATAATTTTAAAACAAAAGGAGAACTAATTAATGAACAAAACCGTAACAATTACATCAAAGAACCATAAATATGCAAATACATATGGGGGAAATATTTGTATATCAGATTTTTGCACTGATTATGAAGGCAGTCGAAATATTGCAGAACGTATTGAATCTGCATGGCGATTTGATAGGTCATGTGAAAGAAATAGAGTTGTATTAGATGATTATAAGGAGAGACAAAAATAATGGCAGATATAAATATGAGTGTATCAATTGAGGAGCAGGAAATTTGTATTAATGCAATGCGTGATGAAAAGTTTGCAACAATATATGCTTCCGATTCTACATATATTACGAAATTGGATAGATTGTATAAGGAAAGCCCTGATATGTACTCTCTTATTGAAGATACAAGTAGAGGCAAGAAATATTTATTAAAGGATAAAACTCTTATCAGTTTCAGAGCAAAGAAACGTGAACTTACAGATGAGCAAAAGAAACAAGCTGCTGAACGTATGAGAAAATATCAAGCCAATAAATCTAACTGAGATACCCTTTCTAGCCAGAATTTCTAATGTAGACCATTGTACAGAAAATTCTAATCCCATTCGTGAAGAAATACTCGTCTAAGAATTACATTTTTCAAATTACAATAAACAACAATAAATAGAAAGAAGGATTACATTATGCTGAGAAATTATTATCAAGGAACAATGATAACTGTCGAGTTACCAAAGAATCAATATAAAGGTTATGTGGTTGATTGCATATACAGATATGTCAAGGATATGAACAAGTATGCACTGAGCATGTGGCTTCGTAATACTGGAGTTGACGACAGAATGCAGATTTGCTCACAGGAAATTAATACTCAATACATTACAAGCACAAGAGAGAATATAAAGAAGGATGTGTGTGCAATTGTTGAGCAAGCTGCCAATAGTTCATATTTTGACAAGTCGATTGAGACTTATGAGTATACACAGAAATGTTTTGAGCGTGGCAATGCTGAATTTGAGAATGAGGAGAACAGATCATGAGCTGTCCATATTGTAGAGGAATAGGTGAACATGATTACAGATGTCCTCTTTGGCAGCCAAGTAAAAAGGCAAGAGTTAAGTGTGGTTATTGTGATGAGTATATTCTTGAAGGTGACGATTACGTTGAGATTAATGGATGGGCTTATCACAAAGACTGCTTAACTGTTAATAGGTTACTTGATTTAATTGGAGTTATTACAAAGGAGATGTCGTATGAATTGGATTAAAAGAAAGATAAAATGGATTATTTATAAACTTAATGGACTTATACCTAAGATACATGACTTGCCTGACGTTGTGTATATTAAGTGGATGGGCGAGGAATTCATTATTAAGAAGTAAATAGAAATTTTATTTGGAGAATATATAAGTGGAGAAAAAAGGAGGATTCAAAGTGTATTGTTTTCAAAAGAAGGATGGAACAGTAAAGAAATATTACAAAGAAGCCATCGACTACATTCTGACTGCAACAGTTCAAAAACATGAAATAATGGTTGGAAGATCTGATGAAGTTGGAAAAATATATGAATGCTATACAACTAAAAGGAAAAGATTTTTAGAACCCAAACGAAACACAATTCAATCTAAAATCATTGACATATGTGCTGAATTTGGTTGTTATACAAATCCGTGGTATAGCGGTTATCAAGAAATTTCAATTGAATTGCATGGAGATAATGTGGAATTTATGCTAAATGAACTTAGAAAATATTAATAATAAACAAAAGGAGGATTTATGGCTGGTATAGTTGAAAAAGAAACCAATTTTTATCTATATAAGATTATAGATAAAGACGAATTAGTGTATATTGGGAAATCAACTAATATTGATAATAGAATTGAAGTTCATAGCGTTATAAATAATCATTTTGATAAAAACACGTATTTTATATGTAGAGGAGAAAGTATATCAAATTTGGTTATTTATATTGCAAATGTTCCTGACGAGTATCTTTTGTCAATATATGAAATAACATTAATTTCAAAATATAAACCACTATATAATAACAGCGACAAGTATGATACAAAACATCTATTAAAGTTACCAAAAATAAATTGGTTTCCATATGTATCAAAAGAAAATTGTGAAGCAATTTATAACATGAAAACAGGCAAGATTATTGATACTTGTTTAATAGATACACCACTAAAAAGATGGAATATTTTAAAAGATTTACATATGGAGGAAATTAAATGTTAGATACACAGATTAATATGTATTCTGTTGATACAGGTCATTTTTATAGCAATCATGAAAAATACTTACATGAAATGAACTGTAAATACAGACGTGAAAGAAATTATGTAAATAATATGCTTCCAAAATTAGAAGAAGAACTCGTAACGCAAGGTTATAACAAAGATGATTTTTCTGATTGGAAACGTTGTACCGTTGAAGACTACTATGAACAAGAAAATGATTCTGTAAAAGAATATATGAAGTGGTGTTTGATTATAAAACACAAAAGAGAGAAAGCAAATTTATCAAAAGAAAAACTTTTGAATCTATTATCAAATAAGACAATTCAAAAAGAGAATCTATCGAATAAAATCGAGTATTGCAAATCGCATAATATTCCATATAATAAAAAAATCGAATTAAGAGAGTTAAGAAAAGACGAACTAAATGATAATAATATCATTTCAGTATTTGAATCTTCCCTTACCCGTATTATCGGCATTAAAAAAGACGAACTAACAGACGCTCTTATTGTAGTTCAAGTTTATTATTTTGATGTATTTAAAGATTTATCTTTTTATGGATTTATGTATAATGGCGAAAAATACAGATACTTTACATCTTCTGCTGGTCAAATTCGTAAGAAAAAAGCTGTTTTTATTAAAGAATCAGTATGGAATGAAGTTGAAAAGACAGTCATGTGTGGTCTTACTATTGATAAAATAAACTCAAAGGGTGGAAACAATGTAAATAAACATCTTGCATATATGGCATTGGCGAATTCAGCTACTGACCAGTGGAATGATTTTAATATAGACAGATGTATTGTTGTAGATGATTTTGAAACGAATGTTCCAGGAGAATTTGATTTTATTGATGAGACTGATTATTCGATTGAGAGAAAAACTGGTACTGTTCCGATTACTCATACTGATGGAGCTGGCATGATGTTGCCAAGCGTAATGATGAAAAATACAATGTTTCGTGCGCCTTGGGTAAAAGGTTTATTGGGGGTATTTGATTTTAAAAAGTTTATTGAAGTGAACAACTGCTCTCCTATTATCACAGATATTTATGGACAAGACCATGATGTAATTGCTGAAGATATTAGAATAATTTTCACAAAAAGTCAATTTAAGATGTATAAGTTTTACGATTCATGGGATGAGTATAAGACATATTTTAAGCAATATCATTGTCAAGCTGGTAGATGCAACACTGAGGAAGATAGAATTAAAAATGCAAAAATCAATTATCAGATGTTACAAACTCTCACAAATGTAACAGACGAAGAGATTGATTTACTTACAAAGAAGTCTGTAGAACGAATTACAAATATTTGTAACTCTGTTGATACCATGAAAGATATTCTTGGAATTACACCTTATAATACAAATATGACAGCTTTTCAAAAAGCAGTAAATATTTATCCTGCTCTACTCAACGATACATATGCAAAAGACGTGATCCGTGAAGTAAAGAATAGCCTTTTAAAAAAATATAGAAGTGGAAAACTTGAAGTAAATGGAAAATATACTTTCTTACTTCCAGATTATTATGCAGCTTGTGAGTATTGGTTTGGGCACATTGATACACCTAAAGGATTGTTGGCAGACAAAGAGGTGTTTTGTTGGTTATTTAAACAATATGATAAACTTGACTGTCTAAGAAGTCCTCACCTCTACAAAGAACATGCTATTCGTTTTAATGTGGCGAATAAAGTATATGAGGAACGAGTTGATAAAATCAGAGAATGGTTTATAACAAATGCGGTATATACAAGTACATATGACTTGATTAGTAAAATTCTTCAGTTTGATGTTGATGGAGATAAATCATTGGTGGTTGCTGATCCTGATTTTGTAAGAATCGCAGAACGTAATATGAATGGTGTTGTACCACTCTATTATAATATGCGTAAAGCTGAACCAAGAATTTTGAATAATCAGAGTATTTATGAAGGATTAAATGCGGCATTTACAGGTGGAAATATCGGTATTTATAGCAACAATATTTCAAAAATCTGGAATAATGACGTATTTATCAATGGAACAGATGAGGAAAAAGAACATGCAACTAATTGTGTCAAGCGTTTATGCTGTCAAAATAATTTTGTTATTGATTACGCTAAGACATTATACAAACCTGAGTTTCCAGAAACAATTGGTGAAGAAATTAAAGAGTTTACCAATCAGAAACTTCCTGCATTCTTTGAATACGCCAAAGACAAGGAAAAATCACAAGTTGATGATAGAAATGATAGTTTTGTAAATAAACTCTACTCTCGTATTCCTAATAAATCAATTAATACAAGAGGTATGAAACTTGGAGAATTAAAATATAAGGATATGATGAAAAACCCTGATATTGTATGCTCTAAAGAAGTTTCTGATTTGTATGATGAGTTAAACAAGAAGTATCGTTATATGATTAATATGAAGGATGAATATATTGATAATCTTCATTATGTAGCTTGTTCTATTAGAAACCAGTTTGCGGAGCTTGGATATTCGGAAGAAATGATTGCTGATATGCTTGTGCAGTATTTGTATGAAGGGGAAAAACGTGGAAAACAATTATTTTGGTTTTGTTATGGTCAGTATGTAGTTGTCAATTTAGAGAAAAATCCAAATATTAAAAAGAAAAAGACTAAAATGATTCAGTGTATTGATTGTGGTGAATGGATTGAAGTTGATTTTATGTCCAAGTCATGTAGATGTGAACTTTGTCAGCATGAATATCGAAAACAGCTTGATCGAGAAAGAAAAAGAAAAAACAAGTAAAATTCCGCATATCTTTAATGATATTTTGCACCCATTAGTAATGGACTATTTTTAAATGCTATTTTTTAAATAGTCCATTCAATATGGACTTTCATTTGTGTCTATATGGAGAACAACATATCATATAGGCATAAGCCTAATTTACAAATCAAGATATGTTTCTATAAACGAATTCGTGCAGTTGGGAGGAATGATTATTTTTGACAATTACACAGGAAAAGATTATTAAAGAAATCGCAGAGAAAGAAGATATAAATGTAGCGACAGTCCGTAAGGTATTCAAAAGGGCAGAGAAATGTATATTCGCCTACCTATCTTCTACTACTCCCACTGATAATACAGTGGTAAAAATTTTAGATGGATTAAGTTTGGAATGTAAATATATTCCAGAAAAAGAAATTCATACATATGATAATATCCGATGTGAGGCAAAAATTTGGACGAAACCAAAAATAACTCGTTATTACAATAGAAAGTTAAATGGATATTTTTGATTAAACAATGAAATCAGCTTTTCTTGGCTGATAAAACAGAGAATATATAATTGTCGAGAGACATTATAATATTTCGCCTAACACATGGATATATTTTAGTTGCTGTGAAGCCATGTGAAAAACTTGTGTATGAGTGTGAGAAATCAAGTGAGTTCAGCAAGCAAAAACTTGTACCATACATTTCTGTGGAAGCTATTTGAAGGCTATTGTCATTATGACACATGAGCCAAAGGCGTTTTCAAGCAGAACAATTCTAAAAATTATTTCTAAGATTGGTATATATTCATATTGTACTACCTCTTCTTATATGTGTTGGTGGCTGTACTACAGTTCTTGTAGTATGGTCACTGATAATTCTTAAATATTATCGCGGAATGACGAGCAATGGAAGCTCACTTGGCTCATAACCAAGAGTATGCAGGTTCGAGTCCTGTTTCCGCAACTCTCCTACTTTTTGTAGGACGGTCGGTTTCGGATCGTGAGTTGTTGAAACTCAAAATAAACTTAGTAATAAGGATAAAGCAGGAATGTCTTTAGTTCGCATAAGACACTGCGACTGCGCATAGTAGTTTGACGGAAAACACAGATAATCTATACCAAACCTAAAACCAGAGGGCTACTGCTAATGATATGGCTTGGTAGGGGCGATGAAAAACGCTCTGTATTAACATGGAAACATGGGTATGATTACTGTCTTATTGGTGCGATTTCCGCAAGAAAAAGTGCTGATATTGATTGTTGCAACGTTTCTTAATGCGAAAGCATGGAACAGAACAATGAAGCAAGTCGATAGCAAGACGAACAGAATGGTGATGATTGGGCTGTACTCAAAAAGTACAGATGGTCAAATGTACACCTCATCGTTCATATTATGCGAAATATTAATTACAACATACTTTTGAAGAAGAAAATATAATGCATATTTATATCAAAGATCAAAAATTAATAAATTAATAAAAGAACAAGCAAAAGTGTGTATGACCGCAAAGAGACAAACAACTTATTCATCTGCAATATGATGACATATAGCACTCGCAAGGTACTATATGAGAAAGTACAAGTAGACGCAACCGTAAGAGATTTGCACTCTCTGAACCTCGCAAAGGACGATGTATCGAAAGGAAATCTATAATGCTTTGTGGTAAGAGTTTGCCAATTTTTTGCAAAATTGGTGTTGTTGTTACCTACAGTCTAATCGACTGTGTGATAAATTGTGTCCAACCACAATAGATGGTAACGTGTTAGGTCAATATCTCAGCCTAAAGAAATAAAGTCTCATGTGAAAGCATGAGATTTTTTATTTTTGAGTGTGTAGCTCAGTTTGGCAGAGCACTCGACTTTTAATCGAGTTGTCGATGGGTTCAAATCCCTCCACGCTCACTACTATCCTACTTTGTAGGAAATAAATTAAAGGATGTGAAAAATATTTTATTAATTAACAAAACAGAAGCCTTTGCAATGAGGAAACTTATCGGAAAAGAGAATATAAAAAAGACTTATAGTGGTCATGCAAAGTATTATCTGGTTGAAGATGACCAGAATTTAAAGGCTTTGAGTGATTATAGAAAAAGTAAAATCGTTGGATAGAGACGAAATTTAAAATGAAAGGTGGTGTGAATACCATCGCAAAGAAAAAGAAAAATTCAATTCGAATTTCTTTTGTAGACTCTCCTTCATCAGAAGATGTAATAGGAAGTCTTATTTTAATTACAACTGAAAATTATAAAATGCTTGTAGACTGTGGATTACACCAAACAAATAATAGATATGAAGATTTCCTTGTTAATAAAAGAAAATTTAAGGAATTTAAGTCAAAAGATATTGATTTCATTTTCGTAACACATAATCATGGAGATCATTGTCTCTTAATTCCACGATTGTACAAAGAAGGATGTCGTGGTGCTACAATAATTTCAGAAGGCTCTATTGAAGTTTTAAGAGATATGTCATATGATTCTGCTTTTATTAGTGAACGAGATGTTGAACTAATCAATTCACAACATAATAAAAATTATCAGCCTTTATATTCTAAAGAAGATGTAGATAAAATGCTGGAGTATACATTAGCATATCAAATGAACAAAAAGATTATTATAAATGATGAAATTGCTTTTGAACTTATTCCCAGTGGACATCTTCTCGGAAGTTGTCAAATAAAATTGTATATTACTATTGACGGACTTACAAAAACAATTCTTGTTACAGGAGATATTGGTAATAAAGTTGTTGATAATCATTTTGTGGGAAAATATCAACAAGTGGACAAAGCGGATATTGTTATAGGTGAATCTACATATGGTGATAAGCCTGAAATTAAAACAGGAAACAAAGAACGAAAAAATGATTTAGAAAAATTTAAGTCTATAATTGAAACACAAATTCATGATATGCATGGACGTGTTATCATACCAAGTTTTGCCCAATCTAGGATTCAGCAATTAGTTCTTATGATTTATGAGATGTATAAAGATTCTGAATGGAAACCACATGTTTATATTGATTCACCGCTTTCTATTAAAATTTTTGATGATTATTCAAGATGCTTAGACGGAGAAGATAAAGAGTTATTTGATGAAATGCTTAAAAGTAATATGTTTACTTTTGTAAAAGATCCAGAGTCAAGCAAAGTTCTTGTATCAAGTAACGAAGAATGTTTGATATTAAGCACGAGTGGAATGTGTCAAGTGGGGCGCATCCGCTATCATTTAAAACATAATGTGCCAAACCCTAATGCTACTGTTCTATTTGTTGGATTTAGTACAGAAGGTTCTCTTGCTTCTCTCTTAAAAGACAACAAACGAAAGTCTATCACTATTGATCAGAAAGAGTACCCATGTAGATGTGCTTCATATTCTTTAAAATCAATGTCTGGACATGCTCCATTCAAACAACTTGTCGAAGATTATACAGCAATCAACTGTCAAAAAATTATTTTGCACCATGGTTCAAGCTTGGCAAAAGAAATATTAAAAAAAGCATTGGATAAGGAACTTGAGAGACAATGTAAATCAACACGAGTTGTTATTGCAAATTCTGGGTTAAAATTTACAGTATAATAGAAAGGACAGAATATAATTGACATATAAATCAATATTTACTGCTGGTGTTGCAAGGTATTTATTAAAATTGGGAAATCCAATTTATGATATTAAGCCAGATAAGAAAAATAAAGATAAGACAATTTTTATTTTTGAGGAAACAGAAAAATTTATGAATGATATGGCTAGTGTTGAAAAACGCTAGTCTTTTTTTGTTTAAAAAAGTACAAGAAAGGACAAAATAAAATGGATAAAATAATAAAATGTATTGATTTATCTAATATAAAAACAAAAAACGATCATATGAATTGGACTGATAGTGTTGGGGCTAAAATTCCATTTATCTATGACGATATATCAGGCGAGATAAATCTTATTGATTATAAAAACAATAAAGTTTTATTGGAATATAATGGATATCAAAAGTG